CGGCCTGTAACACTCCCACTTCTTTAGCCCGTTCTTGTTTCTCTCTTTCTTCTTTCACGGGAGCTAAAACTACATCTTCGAAATAGGCCAGATCGCTGGGATTTAAGTCTCCTCTTTGCATTCCTGGTAACAAGGTTGAGTAGACGTCCGTCAATGTGTAAGGAAAATCATTTATGTCCAGACAACATTCAATAATGCTCTCTAGTTCCATGACGGACTCTGGTGACATGCCATAAATCTCCATGAATTGCTCGTAAGTGTCTGAGGCCGGATAATACGCAACTCGACCTGTAGGCCTCTCCGGATTTTCCCATCTATTATCTCTTCTGGCTGTTATACCACATTCTTCGGAGGATTCTACTATGGCTCTAAACCACCCTCCTACCACCGGTACATGTCCACTAGTCATGAGCATGCTCTTGGCAGTCCCATAAAGGAGCTGTTTCAGATGTTCTTTCGGGTGGTTACCTAAGTTGACCCCGCTTTTAGCCATAACTTTATCTGGGTCGTTACCCCAGATAAATCTTCCGGCATTGATCCAAAAATGCCCACTACAATAGGGGGCAACTCCAATCCAGGAGCGTTGATTCAATTCTACAACTAACCCTAGACGTAGATATAAATCAATAATGGCTTGTGGTTGGATGTTGCCGGCCCCTGAACAGAGGCTGTCATCACCATTCATCATCATGTGGGTGATATCAAAACCTAATTTCTTACTAACGAATAGGGCCAACATGCGGGTATGCAAGGTGTTCATGGCTGAAGTTTTCCCGTCACCTGAACGCCGTCCATAATCACTCTTATAAATAAGTCCTGATTTTGTTCGACCCCATACCTTGAAATGGTTAGTCTTCAACCAGTTGTATTCAGTGGGCTTATTTTTACACACTATGTCAAAGAAGTCTAATTCTGTAGCTAAGATTCCTCTATTTAAACTCCCGTCAAAGTTGCTGACATCTGCATCATAGATATAATCATCTTGGTCCATCTTGGCTGCGTAATCACCCATATCATCAACATTTTCTAAGCTCGTCCAATAGGCATCCATATGGAAGCCATAACGTTCTTTTAGGTATTTGTAGATG